GATATGAAACCCAGCGGGTTTATAACTGGGCCAGGAAATATCCAGCCAATAAAGTAATGGCTATAAAGGGCCAGGATTCACTGAATGCCATGGTGGGCAGCCCGAAGGCTGTTGATATTATGATTGATGGAAAGAAATATAAAAGGGGTGTTAAATATTGGCCCCTGGGGGTAGGCCTGATGAAATCAGAACTTTATGGCTTTTTAAGGCTGGAACGGGATGATGAAGGATTCCCCCCAGGATATTGTCATTTTCCTGATTATGATGAAGAATATTTTAAGCAGCTTACAGCTGAATCATTAAAGATAGTAAACCGGCGGTTTATGTGGAATAAGGACCGGGAACGGAATGAAGCGCTGGATTGCAGGAACTATGCCAGGGGGGCCGCTGCGGTCCTGGGGATGGATGTTTTTTCTGATGATACCTGGAAGGGCCTGGAAGCATTGATGAAAAATAAAATTGAAGACAAAGTGAAACAGCAGAAGAAAGTAAAAAAGAAAATAATGTCAAAAGGAATTACAGTATAATATTAAGATTATTTCATATTATATTGACAATTAAAAAAATATGTTGCAATATTATTATATAGTGACACAATTAATATTAATTAACAATTAAAGCCATGGCAACTTCATTAACAAAAGCAACAGAAATTTATAATGCACTTGAAGAAGCATATTTGGCGGTTCTTTCAGGGTCCAGTTATTCAATATCCGTGGGGGGTAATACCAGAACATTCACCAGGCAGAATATGAAAGAATTACGGTCTGAAATGCAGTTCTGGTCAAGCTATATTTCTAAGCTGAACAGTGGAAAGAAAGGGGTTCCGGTAAAATTTGGAACACCATATGAGTAAAAGAGCCAGAAAAAACAGAAATTATAAAAAAAATAAATCAATTAAAATGCATGGTCCTGAAAGGGCTGATTCTCGGCAGCCCATTCTTTCCATAAAAAACCCCCAAAAAAATACAGCGCGCCCCGTCAAAAGGGCGCGTTCGTATTCTGCTTATAATCTGAACAACTTCTATTATGGTGGATCCGGTGCCTATGAAGGCGCGGGGTCCAGCAGAACCACCCGGCATTGGTCATATTCCAGGGGGGTGGCCGATGCGGAAATGCTGGGAGATCTTCAGGCCCTGCGGGAACGGTCCCGCGATTTATGCAGGAATAATGCTGTTGGTCGCGGTGCCGTTGCCACCATGACTTCCAATGTCATTGGGGCGGGGCTGAAATTTCAGGCGGTCATTGATCGTGATTACCTGGGAATGGCTGAAGAAGAAGCCGATATCTGGGAAACCAGTGTTGAACGGAAATGGGAAAACTGGGCTGGGTCCCTGGATTGTGACGCGGCCAGAAGTTCTGATTTTTATGATCTGCAGGATCTGGCTTTTTCAGCATATCTTCAATCGGGTGAATGTTTTGTTTTGCTTCCAATCCTTTCCAGAAGGGGCCGGTTCCAGTTATGTATTCAGCTGGTTGAAGCGGATCTGGTGCAGAATGCCCCTGGTCAGTATTCAGATAAAAATATGCGGGATGGAATTGAAGTTGATAATTATGGCGCACCCATATCATATTCAATAAGGCTGGACCAGGCAGAATGGAAAAAAGTTCAGGCATATGGTGAAAGATCCGGGCGGCCCAATGTAATACATTTATATAGGCAGGAAAGGCCAGGGCAATCCAGGGGGGTTCCCTTCCTGGCTTCAGTGCTGGAAAATATCAAAGAACTGGGCCGATATAATAAAAGTGAACTGGCAGCTGCAGTAATATCTTCAATGTTTACTGTTTTTATAAAGTCTAATAATGAGAATGCACTGTCAACCGCCCTGGATGATGAACTGGATATTGCCACTAATGCCAGTACAGAAGATGATCTGGATTATACACTGGCCCCTGGTGCTGTTTACAGGCTGGAAGATGATGAATCCATTGATCTGGCCAATCCCACCCGGCCTAATACGGCCTATGAACAATTTATAACCGCCCAGCTGCGGGAAATCGGTATGGCCCTGCAGATACCATATGAAATATTATCAAAGCAATTTCAATCTTCATATTCAGCCAGCCGGGCGGCCAGGATTGAAGCATGGAAATATTTCATGAAAGAAAGACAGCGCTTTTCAAGGCGTTTTTGCCAGGTGATATATGAAGAATGGCTGACAGAAGAAATATTGAACATGAGAATTCCAGCCTTTGGATATTTTGACAATTACGATATCAGAAAAGCCTGGACCGGCGGCCAGTGGATTGGTGAATCTATGGGCCAGATTGATGAAGGGAAGGAAGTGAAAGCGGCCCAGCTGCGGGTTGAAAATAATTTTACCACCAGGACCCAGGAAACAATTCAAATGAATGGCGGTGATTTTATGAAAAATGTTAAAAAACAGATCAGGGAAGCAAAAGCACTATTGGAATTGAAGCAGCTTGAAAATGAAATAAAACAACTGGAAGAAGGAACAGTGAATGAAATATGATATGAACCACTTCAGAAAGCCCTGGGCGTTGAAAACTTCTATATTTGAAGATACAATGAATTATTTAAAGGGTGAAAATGTATCTTTGCCGGTAAAACCTGCAGCAGAACCGGCGGCCCCAGCTGGTGGTGATGTTAAAATTATAAAATTACGCGGCATTCTTTCAAAAGAAATGGATTTCTTTTCATATTTATTTGGAGGTACCAGCCTGGAAGCTGTTCAGGATCAGTTCAGGGCGGCCATTGATAATAATGAAGTCAAGGCAATTATCCTGGATATTGATTCCCCAGGCGGGGATGTAAACGGAACCCCAGAATTGGCTGAATTGATTTATAATTCAAGAGGAAAGAAGCCCATAATATCATATATCGGATATGATGGGGCTTCAGCTGCTTACTGGGTAGCGGCTGCAGCTGATAAAATTGTGGTCCAGGAAGCGGCGGCGGTCGGTTCAATCGGTGTTCTGGCTTCCTTCTGGAAGGGTGAAACCATGGGGGATGAAGTCACAATTGTTTCTTCTGTGTCTCCCAAAAAAGCCCTGGATCTTGACACTGATGAAGGTGTTCAGCAGATCCAGGAAATGGTTGATGAACTGGGGGCCATATTTGTTGAAAACGTGGCAAAATACAGGGGCATTGAACCGGCCCAGGTCCTGGCAGATTTTGGCCAGGGTGGGGTGAAAATAGCAAGAAAGGCCGTTGAATCTGGAATGGCTGATTATATAGGAACCATTGATGATGTATATAATATGATTGGTGGATCTGTAAATTTTAATAATAGGAGTAAAAGCACTATGTCAATGACAAATGACGGAAAGGCAAAAGCCCAGGAAGACATGGTGAACCCTGAAGAAATCAACCGTGAATGGTTGGAAGAAAATATGCCTGAACTTATTGATGAAATCAAAGAAGACCAGGCAGCGGGTGAAACCATTAATATTGATGAAGTCAATCTGGATTGGTTAAAAGAAAATAAACCTGAACTTATTGATGAAATCAAAGAAGGCGCTGCAGCTGATGAACGTGAACGTATTTCTGAAGTTGAAGAAGAAGAAGAAAATTCAGAAGATACTTCTGATGAAGCCAAAGCAATCTGGAAGGCTGCAAAGTTCACAGAACCATTGAAGGCAGCTGAAGCACTTCAGAAAGTTCATAGATTGGCAGCAGAAAAAAGGAAGCAGATGAAGGAAGACCGGCATGAAGACGCGGCTGGGGTCCCTGCTGTTAATTCTGCAACTGCAGCTGGTGAAGATTCTGTGGTTACAGCCATAAAAGCTGGAATTAAAAAAAGGAAGGTAAATTGAAATGTCTACACTTGAAACCAACAGTTATGATAATCTAATTGCAGGTGATTTCCCTATTGTGACAGAGCGCGCTGTTTTGTTAACAGGCCAGGATCTGGAACGGGGGGCACTGCTGGGAAAAATTACTGATTCAGGGGCCAATAATGGCAAGCTGAAACAGTGTGATTCAGGAAATTCTGATGGATCTGAAACACCATATGGAATTCTGGTCAGTGATGGTGATGCGAGTTCAGCGGATGTTTATGTTGATGTTTACATTGCTGGTGAATTTAACGGTGAAGAAATCGGCGTTGCCACT